CAGGTAGCAGAACAAATTGTAGCTCAGAATATACAAGCTCAGCAGGAAGAGAACGAAAGAAGTCAAAATGAGTCTGGCGAATACAGCACACAAGGACAAGCTAACCTATTGGCTTATATGGGTTATTCAGCTGGGTTCAATGCTTATCAGAATATGAACATACCAGATGGTTCAAATTGGTATGAACCAAGAACTATATATGCAAATGTAGTTTTAGATGATAATATAACTGGATATTATAGCTTGGTAGGAACTAACCTAGATCAACAAGCTAACTTGATACAAACACAAAATATGGAGTTTTTTAGATGACAGAAAGAACATACAAAACAAATTTAAAAACTTTTCAGTTTCCTTTGCTTCATAAAGAAAAAGGTCTAAATAAAAAATATAGAGGTCTTGATTATCCTTTAGTAACAGTTCACGAGATAAGTTCTCAGCTGGGTAGATACAGGGGTATAGAACACCAGGTAACTGTAAGGTCTTAAATGTCTGAAGAAGTTAAAGTAGTAGAAGTAGAAAGACGATCTTGGTACAACAACCCAGAAGGTTTTGACAAGTGGAGAGTATTTCCACGAATATTAATAACATTATACGGCATAATGTTTTATAAAACATGTGACTGGTTTATGGCATTGCCCGATCCGACTAATGCTCAGTCAGCTTTTGTATCTATAATTGTAGGTGCTGGGGCTGCTTGGTTTGGTCTGTATATCGGTAAAAAGTAATGTCAAGAAATATATATGGAGTAAATAATGAAAAATATCTTGCCTAAATTACAACAGTACATCACCATAGTAGGGGTAATTACCGCAATAGGTGGCGGTTTTTACACCTGGGGACAGTTCAATTTGCGTCTCGATAATATTGAGAAAAAGAAAATTAAAGCAGTTGATTTAACCCCACTTAATACAAGTATTGCTGAACTATCGACAAAGGTCGACAACATAGAACAGAGATTAGATAGAACAGAGGACAGGATTGATAAGCTCGGCAATAACGATAACCCACTAGCTAGGTAACTTTACCTGCTCTCAATTCCCCATATCCATGAGCAAATGGTCCTTCAGGTACATCAAGGTATTTTGCTTGACCTGTGTTTTCTTTAAGTCTTGCACGGACAATTTTTCTGTCGTCAATAAGTTCTGATACATATCTTCTGAATGTACTTTGAGATACACCTTTTAACTCAGGAGGCATTTCGCCCTCACGAGCTACAAAACCATCTTCGCCTGTAACTGTAAAAGGATTACCTTTTTGTGCTGCTAACTTAATTATTTGAACAAGGCTTCTAAGTCTTATAACTTTATCCTGCTCGTCTACAACAGATATATCTTGTGAAGTTCCTTCTAATAAACCAGACTCTTCATCTCTAACAAAGATACGAACCTCTCTATTAACAGGACCATTAGATTTAACAACAGCACCATAAATAACTTTATTCCTTTTAAATGGAACCTCCATTTTATGACAGACTGTTTTAGCCTCACTCTCTGGAGCGGGCCATAAACCAATAGCAAAGCGAACACCGTCAACAAGTGCCGATGTTCCTCTAATTAAATTTCTTGCATGTTCTGGTGTACGAACAGGATACTTCATATCAATCTTGGTCATATGATGGACCATGAGAAATGTAGCTTTAGTCTTTGTGGCTAAACTTGCAAAGTATCCTGTTACGAATGCACCATGTGAAGGGTCAGCGTTGATATCTGCTAGAACAAAACTAGCAAGAGGATCAACAACAACGAGAGCCAAATTATCCATTTGCAATAATTGTCGTTCAATCTGCCGCCACTCATCTGTGATAACAGGTCGACCGTTTTCGATTGCAACGATAGGAGTAACTCCACCGTGGTCTGGGAAAGGGACAGTATATAATTCACACCCTGTTTCCCTAAATCTACGACCTTCAGTGTCCAGTTTTTCAATTCGTCTATGTATTTCATCTTTTTCATCCTCTGCGGTTAAAATGACGACATTGCCATTATTTACTATTGTAGCATCAAAGGCAGTGTCGATGCCGATATTACCATATGCTATCTTCATACCCAAGTCTAAAGTCAAAAGACCTTTACCTGTGTCCCCTGATGCCGCTAAAATACCGGCAACTCCTTTAGGTAATGTTGATTCTAATAAATATTCATATTGTGGTGCCTCTCCTTGCACTAAATTTTTAACAGATAATGAGTTATTTAAGAGGTTAACAGGCGAAGAACCTTCCGTTCTAAGTAATTCATCAATGTCATAACCTTCTTCTATTGCGTCAGCAGCATCCCAACCCTTTTTCTTTTCTCTTGGTATATCTATTATTCTGATAGAAGAACATACATCTACAAGGTATTTAGAGAGCTTTTGAGCGTATTTTACGCCAGCATCATCATTATCTGGCCATATAATCAAATGTTTACCTGTAAGTACACTCCAATCTGTTTTATCTAAATTAGTATTAGCACCACCCATAGCACTTCCTGCTGCTATATTTTTCTTAGATAAATAATCAACACACTTTTCGCCCTCAACAAAGACAACTGTATCAGCGTCTTTTATGTTTGGTATATTATATAGAGGTCTAATCTCAGGCATTTTATATTCCCCTGTAACCAAACGAGGTCTAAAAGTTTTCTCTCCATTGCCAGACTCTATTCGCATAACAGTGCATATCAAATCATTGTTACGATCATAATATTTGTATTCTAATGTTTGAGGTTTTGGTGTTGGCTTAGGTGCTGTATTAACTACAGGAATAGAAAATTTTTCTGATATACCTTTAACAGCTTCAGCAAAGTTACATCCATATACTTTTTGCCATACATCAATAAAGTCACTGAAAGATTGACCACCATTAAATTCGCTACCAACTCCATCCTTTTCTAAGTTAAAAGAACAGGAGTCTCCTGGAGCTCCATTTAAATCGCCTATAATAAATTCGTTTCCTCTCATTTTTCCTTGAGGAAACATGTGTGTAAATATACTTTTTATTGAGCCTCGTGCTCTATCTTTGAATCCCTTTACATCAAATTTCTCTGGCTTATCACGCCCACTTGGGTTGAAGTCCAGTATGCTCTTCTCTTCGTTCATTTATATTATCCCAACATTTGTTTTTAAACTCACACCATTTACATAAAAAACTATCACTCTTCGCCGCAACCCTAGGCATCAGTTCGTTGTTCTCAACGGCTTTTAAAATACTAACTGCTGAATCTGACACTCGCTGAGCCACTTTAGCATCAAACGGTACTTTTTCAAAATATATCTCCTGAGTATTTTTGTTGACAACTGTAAAAAGAGCAGGGTTATCCATTAGGCCCATGTAAGCCTGGTACAGAACAACCTGAGCGTAATAAACAACATTTGCTTTCTCTACGCCTTTTGATTGAAACTCTTTAAACTTCCTATCGTTAGCTGATTTACATTCCCAAAGAAAAGGATATTCCCAAGAGACAGGTCCATCTGTAATAATGCCATCGACATGTCCTTGTATCTCTCCATCGGCTGTATCAAAGCCAAATTGTCTTCCTTGTTTATCATGTGTAAGTAAGTTAAATCCTGCTTGCACAAGCCATGCTACGGCAAGCTCCTCAAAATTATGACCGACTTGAAATATTCTCAAAGTCTTTCCGTCAAAATCTTTTCCCTCATCTTTTTCAGTCTTCATATATCTATATTGTAATTTTCTTTTGCAAGGTTCACCAAGAGATGATGCACCTAAATATTTTCTTTCCGGTTCTCTCTTGTTAGCTTCAACAAGAGCTTTATCTATAAGAGGAGTAATAATCTCACTCACATCTCCTTTATTTTCTGGAGGATTAAAATCTAAAGCCATGGTATATCATCATCAAAAGGTTCATGGTATTTTTTGTTTTTACCAGAACCTGTTACTTTGCCTCTTTCTGTTGGTATCTCTACCCCGTTAACATTAAGAAAATCTTCTGCTTTTTTATCCTCAACACCAATATGTTCATGGAGATGATCTCGATAAGAGTTCAAAGTTGTGATAATAATTTTTTGTATTTGTTCTTTAGTAATAGCAGATAGTGGAGTACTCCAACCTATCTCTTCTAGTACTACAGCTAAATCCTTTATAGTGTCATCAACTGCTTTTCTCTCTGGTACTAAATCTTGATATGACATTGTTCTTTTTTCCTTATTGTATTTAGACATTAGCTTCATTGCAGCATAACATCCATAAAAACCGACTACTTCGTTCGGCTTAAAATTAACATTATCAAATAAAATGTAAGGCACAACCCTACTATATGAACATAACCCACAGACCCTTCTCCTTTTTAGATTCATTATAAACTACCCTTGGTTGTGGAGTTTGTGACAGACAGGCACTCCACAAGCCTGCAATATAGGTCAATGAAGAAAAGACCTTCTGTCTAAGCCCAAGCTGGTTTCTCGCCCCCAGACTGATCGCTAGTTACTTGTTGTGGGGAGGGTTGTGTCTCAGTCTGTGTAGATGGTGCGGGAGCACTAGCCTTGACTGTTCCATCTGGACCTATAGGTTGTTTATACTCTGGCATTCCAGGAGTTACAACCCTTGATAACCTATTGTTATCTTTGTCGTTATAGGTTTCTATACCTACTTCAACTTTTGCTAATAGATTATTTAAGTCCATATAAGATGATAATGTTCTCGCAGCTTTCGCTGGCTCGCTCATATCCTTCGGTTCAATGGCATAACAAGACTCTAATAAAGCACGAATAGTTCTTTTAGAAATATTACCTGCTTTACTTTGTCCTTTATCATCAAGGCTACCACCGGCTACAGTTAAGTTTGACCAGAATTTTCTTCTTTCAAACTCTCCTGTTGTTACCGTAAATTCGCATTGCAGATATTGTGCGTCAGATCGTTGTGATTGTGTCAACGCTCCGTCAGGACCTGCTCCGCCTGGTTTAATTGTTAATATGGCATCAACAATTGTGCCGTCTGGTATTGGTGAAAAATCAGTTGATGGTCCATCATACTGTTCTTCGGCTGTGTTAAAATCTAGTGTCATTATGCTACCTCTTTCTTTTTAGTTTCTTGTGTTGGAATTGTGTGATCAAATTTTTGCGTTACAGTACCGCTCTTAGTTGGCATTAACTTTGTTAATAACTTACCAAGATGAGGTTCTTCAATCGCATTAAGAAGACCACTTCTATCTTTAGCTGGATAATTATATTCATTGTCAGTATGACATATAAATTCACGCCATGTTTTACCCTGCTCATCTTTATTTATGTGCATAGTAATAACTTCATCAACAATGCCTGGTAATTCCCTGCCTGTTTTTGACCCTTCAATCTGTAAAGAATAAACGGTCTGATTAAATTCGTCTTGATATTCATCAAGTATGCCGACGAAAATAATATTCTTGTTACGGATGTGCTGTAAATGTGTCAGCCAATCCATCATTTCACGACCATGTAGACCATAAACTGCAAAGTTATTAATCTTTCTGGTCTTGTCAGTATAAACTTCGTCTTGTTGTTTACACCAACGGAAACATAGACGGCCCGCAACAGTAATTGAATCAATAAACAATGTTGAATATTTGCTTATTGCCTCTGCTGGATCGCCATGTTGCTTAACAAGATGATCGAAATGTGCCTGAGAATATGGCTGATCATCTGCAAGACTTGGGTTAGGACCTCCGTAATAACATGCAAAGTCCCTAGCCTCTTGCCAAGTCTTAGGACGGATAGTATCACCTTTCCACCCACCGTTCTTTTCAAGGGCTAAATCGCCAGCTTCAAAGTCCATAAATAATGTCCCTTCATCCGGCAATGTATAAAGAAGACTAGTTTTACCAACACCCGCTTTACCGGCGATGACAACCTTAGCCCCTTTATCTTCTCTTTGTCGTTCTGATGCTTTAATTATTTTCATAGTTTTACCTCTCTAATTAATTAAATTTTGATTTATGTTTATTAAATTTTTTTCATCATCTTCTTTAATTGGTTCGATGATGATACGAACAGAAGGGAGGTTTATACCAGGTGTAAATTTGTCCTTGTCGAAGACATGCACAACCTCAATAGTTTTTTGCATTTTATTTTGACCAACAAAGGCACAACCACCCGCAATAAAAGCCTCCCCTAACGCAGAAAGAATATTTTCAATATCTTTCTTAGTCATGAGGTTTCTCCTCAATACTGATATAGTAATCAGGACCTTTAGCCTCAACTGTCCGTGCATCGTCAAGAATAAGACGGATTTTAGTTTCTGCATCCTTATACTTATTCTCTGGGATTTTAACAGTAACATCAGAAATATTTTTTGCGACTTCTGTGCCAAACTCTTTCGATATTTGGTCCAGTGCTTCCCACAATGTATTCGGTTCCCAAGTTACTGCCTTTCTCACAGTAGCTTTGACACTAAAACCTTCTTCGTCAAAAACCACTGTGCCTGTATCCTTATTATCTCCTTTAAGCCGAGATTCAACACGCTGCCCGTATTTACGGTCACATGTTTTCTTCTCTAAGTTACGGAAAAATTCAGATACTCCTTTAAAATATTTACTTTGCTCATGTAAATCTTTTAAAAGTTTTGGATCGCTTGCAATGTCATCAATGTTTTTTGAATCCCAATCACTCACAACCCCTTTCGCTATATTTTTCATTTCTCTACCTCGCTAATTATTTTGTTTATCTAATTTACTTTTTACTCTATTTACGCTATATATTGTTCCGTTTGTGAAACAACTATGGGAGTTTATACTACACATGATAACCGCAAGTCAACTAAAATTTTCACGAAATATTTTAAGGTTATCCACAAGAGAGTTATGTGCTCTTTCCGGAGTATCGCCTGCGACTATATCAAGGGCTGAGAATGGAGCCGATGTCAAGTATTCGACTATTAAAAAACTTGCCAAAGTTTTCGAGAGTAAGGGAATAACTTACCCGACTAGTAAGTCCTTAAAACACCAAGGAGTGCTCGTTGACTTTGATGATTCTCACAATCAATCATGCGAAACGAAAAACCACCTGAGCGAAGGCTCTTACTCGCCACGCTCTTAATA